CGTTAAGGAAGTCCGGCGGAGTACGTGGGCCAACGATCCTGGCCGCCCCCAGATCACCCAGGACCAGCTTCAGCACCCCGTGCGGGTCGGGCCACGGCGGCATCTCAACCATGGGGGAACCACGCGTTCTCGATGAAGTCGACCGTGCGGCCGAGCACGTGGTGGTCGTGCTGCCACTCCACGACGGCCGCGTACTGGGCGGTGTTCGACAGGATCCCGGTCACGCGAGGGGATCCGGCGATCTTCTGCACGTCGACCTCGGTCTCGAACGACGCGATGTAGCCCGCCGAGTACGGCTCCCGGTCCGGGGAGATCGAGATGGCGTACGCCTTCCCGTCCTCGACGGCCCGCTCGACCAGGTGGCGCATCTCCGGAGTGACCAGCAGCGCACCGGTGCCCTTGTGGTCGGGTTCGTAGCGGATCGGGGGCATGGTGGCCTCCTAGCCGGCTCGTTTCAGTTCCACCTGCATGGCGAACTGCCTGCCAGAGAACGGGGACTCCCAGCGGCCGACGTTGCCGTCGACGTTCCAGACGGCGACCTGGCCGGCGTCGTTGAGCACGCCCGGGATGAGGATCTGGTCCGAAGCGCGGATGTCCGCGCCGATCGGGCCGCGCAGCGTCCCCGCGTCGAGCGCCGTCTCCTGGAAGTTCGTCAGTTCCGACGACCTCCGCGGAGCCCATGCGCATCCTGGGATCTCGTGCTCGTCCGGCGGCAGCGGGTCGCCGTCGTCGTCCCAACCGGCTGGGCGCCGAACGGTGACGGTGACGCCCGACGCGAACCTCACGGAAGCCGCCAGCTCGGCACGCCGAGGCGGATGCTCCCGAACCCCGTCGACGCGGATACCGGGAGGAGGAGTCCGACAAGATCCGCGTCGGTGATCTCGATACGCCCCGACGCGGTCACCCGATCGATCCGGTACGAGAACTCGCCTGCCTGCTCCGATGAGTAGCCGTTCGGGTTGCGCACGACACGCAGCACGATGTCCTCGATGGCGTCCCTGACGGCAGCCACTTCGAGAGTCCCGTCGGCGACCCTGGCGGGGATCGACGGGACCCGGGCGATCAGTCGTCGTTCGGCCTTGTCGATGAGACCCGACAGGGATGCGTCGACCTCGCCGCCGGGCGGGATAGTGATGCCGTAGGCGGCGTCACGGATGTCCTGCGGGCTGGTGTACGGGGGCATGACCGTCTCCTGTCCGCCGCATGAGCAAGGCGCGCCGGTTGCCCGGCGCGCCTTAGCGCTCAGCTGGTGGCGGCCTCGACGGCTGCCTTGATGTCGTCCCGGTTGTCGGCGTCCGCGACGTCGACTCCCTTGGACTTGGCGTACTCGGCCCACGCCTCACGCGAGGCGTTGCCCTTGGGGCGAGCGTCCTGCTCGTCGGCAGGCTCGTCACCCTCCCAGGCGGCCGGGTTGGTGATCTTCCCGGCCGCCCATGCGGGGACGTCGTCCTTTGGCCCGAACGTGACGCGCTGACGCGTCTCCGGGTGCCAGAGGCTGACGTACGCGGCGAGTCGGCGAGCCATCAGGCCAGCACCGTCGCGACCATCAGTCGCTTCGCGTCGGTGAGGATCGGCATCGCTGTGGCGTCCACGAAGGTGAACTGGCGGAAGGGCGGACCCTCCTTGACGACCACACCGACGATGCCGGGGGCGTCCTGGAAGGTGAAGTCCACCTTGGCCGAGTTGACCAGCTCCAGGGCCGTGACGGTCACGCCGGACACGGTCTGGACGAGGTCGGACAGGCTGGCCGGCGTCAGCAGCACCCTGTTGGCTGGGATGACGCGCTGCAGCTCGCCGTCGACGTCGACCTGCGTGTCGTAGGACTGCACGAGCGGCGGCAGTCCCTCCGACGCCAGCAGCCCCTGTAGGTCCGCGAGGCTGGCCTCGATGATCTGCTCGTTCTGCAGCATGAGCGTGATGACCTGCTGCGAGGTGCGGATGGCACCCGGCCGGACGCCGTTGTTCGCGACGTACACGTCGACCCACGCGTGCAGGTCGTCCAGGATCAGCGCCGTGGACGGGCTGGACCACAGCACGCCGGCGGTCTCGATCTGGTCGGCGGGGACGCCGAAGTCGGCCTCGAAGCCGACCAGGCCGTTCTCGTCGATGGTCAGGACACCGTCGGTGAGGAGGTCACCGATGCCCTGCTCCAGCCGAGCCTGGACCTCACGGGTGAGGCGCTCGGCGTCGTTGTAGATGGCGTCGACCAGCGCGCCCTTGTTCGTCCCCTGCGTGCGGGCGAACTCGATCTGCAGGCGCTCGTACTCGCCCATGTTGATCGAGGTCGACAGCGGCAGCAGGTTGACGTACTTGGACTCGCCGGAGTCGCGGGACGAGACGTGGATCCGGCCGTCCCAGGCGCGGTACCGGGCAGTCCGGTTGCGCCGGGTGATCTCGTTCCAGTCGATCTGGTTGTTGTTCACGGTCCGAGTGGACGCGGCCGCGAGCAGAGACAGCTCGGAGTCGAGCGGGATCTGCCGGACGAAGGTCGTCAGGGCCCCGCTCGAGACGGGGGCATCGAAGACGAGAGGCATCTGTCAGGCCCCTTCCTTGAACGAGATGTGGGTGAGGTCGGTGCGCGCACCGGCACTCAGGGAGCCGGACCCCAGTGGGATCGGCAGGCGGTCGGGGTCCACGAACCCGTGGACGAGCATCGCGCCCGCCAGCCGGGTCGCACCCGACTGCACGGCCAGCGAACCGAAGAGGAAACCCGCGGCGGTCTCGCGACCGTCAGCCGAACCGTCCGCGCCGCCGCCAGTGGCCGTGGCCACTGTGACAGAGCCGGTGCCGCCGGTCGGGGTCGACGTCATCTGCGCGACGTTGGTCCCCGCCAGTTCTCCAGTGAAGGTGACCGTCCAGACGCCGCCAGCGTCGCCAGACACGGACACGTTGCCCTCGCCGACGTTCGACAGGTCCTCCAGGGCCGCCTGAACCTGCGCAGCCGTGGCCTGGTCGTCCAGCGACGCCGTGGTCTGACCCGAGAAGGTCAGCGTGAACGAGGTCAGCCCGGAGCCACCGACGGTGACCGTCTGGACCTCGGTGCTGGCGTCGGAGGTGGAGGGACCGTACACGCCGGACGCGGTGACGCGACCGAGGACGATTCCCGACGGGATGTACCCGTTCGGGTAGTGGGTCGCCTCATCGAACAGCGACAGGAGCAGGGTGACGTTGGGGTTGGAGCCGGGGTCGGTTCCGTGCGGGCCGAGAAGCCACGACCGGTCCTCGACCTGGAAGGCGCCACCCCGAACAGTGATGTCGGACATGGTTCCCCTCTCGAGGGATCAGTTCTTCTTGCCGTAGCGCTTCTGCGCTTCGGCCAGTCCGGCTTCGCGGTCCGCGTCACGCCCCGTTGCCGGGGCCTTCCCGCGGTCGCCACCGCCCGTGTCGGGCCAGTTGGTGCCGGTTGTCGCGACGCCGTCGGCGTACGCGGTCACCTTGTCGGTGTCGACCTCACCGTCAGGAGTGAGGAACTTGGTGTGGTCCAGGAACTCGACCAGGCTCTTCGCCTGCGCGGCCGGGACCTTCTTCTCCGCCAGGGCCGCCTTAAGCTCCGCGCCGACGACGCGGCCGGCGTACTTCACGGTCGCAGCCGACTCAGCCTCGGTACGAGCCTGCGCGCGGGCTTCTTCCAGGGCCTTCTCCTGGTCGGTGAGGCCCTGCCGCTTGAGCTCTTCGAGCTCGTCCTTGGCCTTCTTCAAGTCGTCGTAGTCGGCGCGCGACTTGGCGGTCTTCTCGTGCTTCTTAGCCTGAAACCGCCAGTACGCGGTCTGCTGCTCAGGGGTCATCTGCGCGATGGGCGTGTCCGCCGGGAAGCCCTTGTCGTCCGCCGGAGGATCCTGCGGGGGCGGGTCCTGGGGCGGGTCGTCCTCCATGACCGCGGACCCGTGGCGGGTGCGGTGGAAGGCGATCAGCCGGGCGATGCTGTCCGGGTCGGACGGGTCGAGCGTGGACATGTCGAAGCGGGCACGCTGGCGCATGCTGATTTCTCCCCTGCCGGAGTGGGTTCGCCCGTGTCGGGCGGGTTCTACGCGACGTCGCGGAGATCGCGGCGGGCGTCGTCTTGGGTGCGCACGCGGTGTGCGGCGTTGACGAGGATCGGGCCCAGCTCGCCGTGCTGGTACGTGGTCACGCGGACGTTCTTGAGCGCGGCGCCGGATGTCGTGCCGCCGGCGGCGGCGTACAAGGCGTTCAGGTCGTCGCTGTTCAGCGACTGGCCAGGGTCGACGCTGTTGATGATCGGCAGCACTTCGCAGTTGCACCTATCGTGGATCGGCAGCAGTTCGCCCTGGTGGTAGATCCGGTCCGAAGCGACGATGCATAGGCCGCAGGACCCGCCCTTGCTCAGCTCGGGCCGGACGATGCGGCGGAACCCGTCGACCTCGTTGACGACCATGAACTTCCGCGACTGCTCCCGGTGCGCCAACGCCATGTCCATCTCGACCATCGCCTCAGCACGATCGACAGCCCGGTCCAGCGCGGCAGCGTCAGGAACACCGGTGGAGACCTGGTACCGGTACTCCTTCGCGACCCGCTCGTACACTTCAACGAGCGACGGAACGCCCAGGCGCAGCGGCTCGACCAGTTCCACGCCCACCGGAGCGACGGACGCCTCAATGACCTCCGACGCGACCCTCGACAGGTATGCGTCCGTGACCGCAGCGACGCCGCGAGATCCCGACAGGACGACCGACGCGACCTGCTCGGCTACTTCGGTCACGAGGCTGTTCGAGTACCAGCCGTCAAACCGGCGGAAGATCGCCAGCACGATCCGCAGGACGCGTCGCGTCAGGCTGCCCCGAGAGGCCGCCTGCGCGTTGACGAGGCGACTGACGACGAGGGCGTCCATCAGGCCGGCTCAGCCACCGGGGCCGGCTCATGTACGGGCTCCTGAGCGGTCGCCGCGACCTGCTCGGGGAACAGCAGGGCGTCATCCATGCGCTCAGACCGCATCCGCGCGATCTGCTCCGGCGTGTACTGCCAGATGTCGCGCATCCGGGTCTCCCACGGGACGTCCGAAGCCTTGGCCTTGGTCGCCGCGTCGGCCTTCTCCGCCAGCCCGTAACGCTCCGCGGGCCGCCAGTTGATCGTGATGTCCTCGAACGCCGCACGGTCCGTGTCGCCGGACATCCGGAACAGCGCCGACAGCGCCCGCGCATGCACGCTGCCGAACCTGTCCTGCCGGTCCTCGATCTTGAACGTTCGACCCTCGCGAGCGAACGCGGCACCCGCGGCCGACTGATTCTGCCCCTCGGGGGCGAACATCGCCAGCGGCGTGAACGTGACCGCAGACAGCTGCTGGATGAACTTGTCCATCCCAGTCCACACCGGCGTCAGGTCGATGTTCCCCGACTCCCACAGCTCAGCCGCCAACGGAAGCTTCCACAGGGCGCCGGGGTCGGACGAGAGGACGTCGTTGTAGTTGATCTTCTCGCCGGTCTGCGGGTCGGTGTCAGGCATCGCAGCCGGGTCGACCTTGATGGCGCGCTGCTTGAACGCCTGCAGCGTCGCGATCGTCATGCCCTGCAGCACCATGTGGTCCACGCGATCCAGCAGGTCGCGGTGGCGTTCGAACTCTCCGACACCCTCCTCGTTCCGGTACCGGAACACACAGACGAGGTCTTCACACCCGGGCGGAAGGGACTGACCCTCTTCGCCGCCGAACTCCTCATCCCACGTCCAGTGCTCGCCGAACGTGATCGGCACCTGACCGCTGGACTGCGAGTCCAGGAACGCGCGCCACACGCGGCCGGGCCGCTGCAGGTATGCGTAGTCCCGGTCGTCCTCGAAGCTGTGGAAGAACTTGCCGCCCGCGACGATCTCCGACTGGACCAGCGGGTCGTGGATGGTCACGACCTGCCGCGGGTCCTCGGACGTGTACCGAGGCTGCCCCTGGTGCATGCCGATGATCGCGTACCCGTCGCCGGCCACCAGCCCGATGCGGTGGACGTCGTCAGACTCGTCACGCATCCCCGAGCGGACCACGAGGCGCCACGCCTCACGGTCACCCGAGTCGGACTGGTTCAGCGCCGTCGTCACCGACATCAGACGCAGCGGATACTTGACCGCCTTCACGACCATCTCGGCGAACGCCGTCCGCGAAGCCTTGAAGAACCGCTTCGCCGACTCCGGGGCGTCCTCCAGCGATGACGGCACCGGCGAGTTCCCCTCGTACCGGTCGAACATCTCCTGAACCAGGGGGGTTCGGTCGCGGAGCTTCACCGCGAGGCGCGCCAGGAACCAGCCGGGAGAGTCCTTCGTCTTCACGTCGATCGTCACGAAGGGACCCCTCCTCTACCTGATCCGGCTCACCAGTCCTGGCGTGCTTGGAGCATTGGCCCCGGCTCGGAGCGCATCGACGTAGCACTGCCACGACAGCGTCGCCGCCATCGCCGCGTCGAACTTCCGCTCGGGATGGATCTTCTTGAGGATGAACAACTGCTGGCCGTCGTCGTCCCACAGCTGGACGTCACGTCGTCCGGCCGCGGCGATGTGCCGCGCCAGGTCTGCGGCGCCCCGGCTGCCCTGAGACCACGACACGGCTCCCGACGCGATGGCCTCCCGGTATGCGCGGACAGCTTTCGCCATCGGCCACTTCCGGTTCGTCCACCACTCCTCGACCTTGTCCGGCCACGTTCCCGCCCATGAGCCGACGGTCTCCGTCCAGTGCGGCGGGTCGCAATAGACCTTCCACACGTCCATGACCTTGATCAGCCGCTCGAGCGACGCTGTGACTTCATCCTCAGGGACTTCCCACAGGGCGTCCTCGGGAAGGTCCAGCGGTCGTTCCCACAGGCCCCACAGTTCCTGTCGGCCCGTGCGCACATCCGTAATGACGAACGCCGTAGCATCGCGGAACCTGGCGCCGTCGAAGCCGCCAGCGACCCGTGCACCCTTCGGGATCGACCCCTGCGCGCCGAGCTCGCCCCACCGATTCACGTCGAACGCCTGCGACCCGGCCTTCGTCCACCGGTTCAGCCACACCCGCTCGAGGTACGCGCCGTCAGCGGCTGGTCGGTCCCACTTCGACGCGATCTCGTCGAACTGCCCAGGACCCCACTCGCCAGCGGGGCCAGTGGCCTCAGCGACCGCGATGATCCGCTCAGTCTTGATGGTCAGGTCACGCTCAGGGTCGTCGTCGGTCCGGTACAGGTAGAACAGGTCCGGCCGCTCGATCTCGCCACGCGAGATCATCAACGCCTCGTCGTGGATCTGCTCCGCCACCGAACCCTGACCAGGCTCACCGGCAGTCCCCACGTACAGCGACCACGGATCGTCCAGCGGCCGCTTCGGCAGGTTCGCGTCCATCGTCGTGTGCGCTTCGATCTGACGCGGCAGAACCAGGCGGTGCGGCTCGTCGAAGCAGTTCATCGTCGTCCGCGCACCGTCTCGCGAGCCCGGCGAGTTCGACAGCGGGACGGCCTTGCCGTCCGCGTGACCCCGGTCGTCGATCCGGAGAATCCGCTCCAGCGACGAGTCGAACAGGTCCGCGTCAGGACCCTCCTCGACGATGTACTTCAACGCCCCGTACGCCAGCTCCTCAACCTGCTCCAGCGTCACCGCCAGCATCGGGATGTACGGAGCACGCACTGGACGGCCCACGGGGTTACCGTGCGAGTCCCACCCGTCGAACCGCGACGGTCCCTCCGGGTGCAGCTCCACGTAAGCCAGCAGCGCCTGCTTTTCCGTCTTGGCGAGGCCCTTGCGAACCGACAGACCGACCCGCTTGAACCGGCGCCGGCCCTCCCACGGGTGGCCCTTCGGGAACACCTCGTACGCCCGGTAGATGAACGCCTTGAACTCCGGGTCGATCACGTATGACTGACCTTGCAGAGACCCCGGCCCGTAGATCGCGCGCTCCTCGATCAGCGCGCACACCTCACGGCCCAGACTCGGCCACGGTTCCGCGTCAGGCCCCGGAACAACCAGGAGCCCCACGTCAACTCACGGCATACAAGCCCGAGCGCGGGTCGTCCCCGTCGTCGTCCTTCGGCGCGCCGGCCGGCACCTCGCGGCGACGCTTCCCGCGAGTCTCAGCCTCCTCGACCCTCTCCACCTCGGCGCGAAGCCGCAGCAGCGCGAGCGGATTCAGCCCGAGACGGTCCGACAGCATGCGAGCTTCCTTCGCCGGCTCGACCTCGCCCTGCTCGCCTCGGATCTTCCACCGCACGTACTGGGCCACCTCGCGGCTGGCGTGGGACTCCTCCCACATCACCGCCTGCGGGGTCAACCAGAGGTCGTTCCACAGCGCAATCTCGGCGTCGCGCGCCTGCTCGAGCTGCAGTGACAGAGTCGCCTCGACCAACTCCAGCTCGCTCAACCGACGGCGAAGACGGCCCTTCGTTCGACCATCCTCAGCCTCGGCAAGCTCGACCTGAAGTGAGGCGATCCGATCCCGAGCCAGATCCAGCTCGGCGACCTTGCGGACGTCATCCTGCAGCGGCCACACCGGCGCGGCACCCTCGCGACCAGCGGCCGGCAACGACCG